ATACGATGAGGATGTTCTTCATATGTTACCGTATGATACGGTGTTTCCATTGGTTGAAATGGATTAACTACAACACGAAGGATACGGGAATTGCACTCCCAAATATTTACTTGAACTACGTTAAGTGCTTCATCAGGTATTTCTATACCCAGCATTTCAACTAATTCTCTATCTACAGAACCCCAATATTCTAAAACTTCATACCTGTTGTTATTAGCACTGGTTGTAGCGTAGGTTTTACCAATTTGCTGCTCCCAAAATTCCCCTACATGCATAGGTTTTTCTGTAAGCAACTCATTAATTGCTTCAACATTAAACTTAGGACGCTTAGCTAATTGCTTTAACGCTGTTCTGGATAATAGGTGGCGTTCGATATTCCATTCGGCATCTTTAACAGTAGTAGCATCAGGGTCAGGATAAAAATTCCAAACAGATACATGGCTAAATTTAGGATTTAATTTAGTTTCTGGCTCATACGTAATTTGTTTATCATCACTAAGTACCCAGTTAGGAATAACTTCGTTAACTGAGAACGGCCCTTTAATAATACCAGTACCATACAATACACATTCGTAAGCTGCCTTACGCAAAATAATTTCTGCATCCCCTTCGGAAAGCTGAGTTTGCATTACTCTTTCGAGATTTGTGGCGGCTATTTGTGCTGGATTAATTTGTGGAGCTTGTTGTTCATCAGGAGAAGCGCCAACAGCTAACTTCTTGCCTTTTAATAGCGTAGTAAATGATTCTTTAAGATTACTAATAAGAGTAGTTGCAGTAGCACCTTTGGGTACTTCTCTACCATCTCCTTCATAACCATAAGCATCAACTACTTTACCTTCGTATTCAACACCTTCGGGGAGTACTGTGACAATATCAGCAATGCCCTGCGGCTTTGCATCAGGCTCAATACCAATGGGAAACTTGTTATTAGCAAAGAGAATCTCACATATTTGCCCATAAGCTGCTGTAACCTTACTTTTAGTAATTTTAATAAAGACGGACGAAGCTGCGCCCATACGTTGACGAGCAGCCTCAATAGCCGCTTGTTCAGATGAACTAAGTTCTCCTCGCCATGCACGATAAGAATTAAGCCAGATACCCTCTTGTTCCTGCTGCCTAGCAATCTTCGCTATATTATAACGAGACCTAACTAAACCAGCCAAAGAACTAAAGTCCTCTGCCACTTCATCAGGCAAAGTATCTTCTTGCTCTTTCTTAATGCCGAGCTTTAAGTTAAAATTATCTTTAAGTAGCATTAGTAATCAGAGGTAGGCGAAATAACGTTAGGTTTTGGTTTTGCAACGCCTGAAGTCAAGGAGACACGTCCACCTTTACCTTTTTTAGCATACTTTTTAGTTGCATTAATTTCTGAGCCAAGTGCATCTTCACCGAACAAAGATTTAGTCAGTGGTGCGTTTTTCTTTTTTCCGCCAGAGACAGGCCCAACATCGTTCTTTTCTTTAAACGAGGGCTTGCCATATTTGCAGGGATATTCCATAGTAACTCCTTAATAGCCAAATGATGTATTATACACCACTGGTTGTTCTGATTGTTGATTATAAAAATTGTAATTATTATTCATTCTAGGACGAGACATAAGACCATATCGTAAAGCATCGTATGAATGGTCATCTACCTTTGTATTAACATCTTCTGGATTAGTATCAGAAATAGGAAGGGAGGTTAAACACCCAATTAAGTCTGTACAGGTATTAAATATTTTGAGTTTTGGTTCGCCCGTTAAAGGGTCTTTTTGTAGGAAATTATGAACCTGAAGCTTACCTGTTAGTCGGGAATGAGCACCTCTATCTGAAGGTCTCCATACTAATCCCATATCTTCCGCTGGAGGAGGGGCATTTTCACCTCGTTGAGACCATGCCGAGGCATCTAAGATACCGTAGCGAATTCTCTCTCCTGCTTCATCTTCTATCTGGCGAATCTTATCACCAAAGTCTTTAGCCAAAACGTTCGTAGTAACTAATTCACGATAGACATAAACTTGTCCATCATAATCTACTGCAAGCCAAAGGTTAACTGCTTTTGTCTTATACCCCCAGTCGCAAGCCCTAAATCTATACCACTCTTGAGGTATATCAAAAGGCTCTATTACGTGGGATTTTCTATCGAATTCATCGAAGGCTAAGCCATCGGCACTGTCCCAATCACCTTCAAGCCATTGTTTCCTAAGAATAGCATTATCAATGTTTTGAAGCATTGCAATGTACTCTGGACGTTCCTTCATAATCTTTGGGTTATCAAAGACTACGCCATGAATCCACTTACGAGTGGTAACAATAGTTCTATTTAATTGAGGAATAAAGGTGGATATTGTAATGGTTTTACCCATACCGCCTTTATCTACGAATCTTTTCTTAACCCAGTTCTTTCCGGGTCCGTTGGGGTTCGTAGTAGCCCTAATATAGTTCTTTAATCCAGCACCAGACTTACGTACAGAAGCAATAAGCTTCTCGTAGGTTTCCTCTAAATGGAGCTGAGTTAATTCATCAATACCTAACCACGTGTATTCCTGCCCTTGGTATTGCCCAACGTCATCTTCATGGTCGCAATAACCAAATTCAATGGTAGCGCCTGAAGGGAATACAAAAAGCTTTTCTTGTTCTTTCCACTTCGTACCCGGATAGCAGAGGGGATATAAATCTTTTGCTCTCTTAATGAGGTCACGTAAATCCTTCATAGCTTTACGAATCACTAAACCACGGAAGTCTTTATTACCACAGTAACGTAATGCATCCATCATTAGGGCATCAGATTTACCGGGAGCACGACCTCCAGAGAATAGTACTTCGTCTTCATCGGAAGAAAGGAATTGAGTTTGAGGACCGGGAAATGGTTCCCAAGCTACTTTCTTATCTTCAATGGTCTCTGGATAATATTCTGTGAGAAAATCTTTAACATCACTTGTAATGACATTAACTTTCTCATCTATTACCTTACTCGCTTCAACATAAGTATCAACGAATTCTTTAGCATTATGCTTGGTAATATCAGGTTTCTTGCGCTTCTTATTTTGTTTATCGTTATAAGTATTAATATGCTTTTTTCGAGCAAAGCTTAAATGCTTATTAAGTCGCGCTTTCTTCTTTTCTTTAGAGACAGGGGCTAGGTCACCATCAGCATCTAGTTCTAGTTCGTCGTCTGGCGGGAGTTCCATTGACATAAGGATGCTACTATTTTTTCTTTCTCAGCAACAGGTAACAAACACTCCTCCATCGGGGGACGAAGAATCATTATATTACGCAAGCCTTGATGTGATAATTTATGATGATAACCTAGCTTTGCCGTTTTAGCATTAAGCCAGTCTGTGACTTCACGAATAGCACTAGAATATAAATACCTGTTTGCTTGCCATAAAAGATTAAATATTTCTTCTATTGGTTCATGCATATCGGTATCTGCATTATAGATATAGCCATAAGCTACTTGACCACCCATTCTTCCTTTGAAGGGGAGACCTAAACAAATACGTAATTGCCGTTCAATCATTTTAATGTTTGTAGGAAACCTGTATTTAGGATTAACCCTAGATACAAAGTCTACAGCATTCTTAGCGACTTTAGGCAGAGTATTCATTAGGCAATAATGTAGTAGTTGTAAACAGAGGTATCAGAAGCAGTACCAGCAACAGTAAAGCCAGTGGCCGCAGTAATTGTTTTTACCGAGGGGATAGCACCAACAGTGCCGCCAACAGTGTTCAAGCTAAACACAATAAGGTTAGTAATAGAGGTAAGTTTAGCATCGGCTACAGTCACAGGTGTCGCACCGTTGCAAGTAAATGTACCTTTGCTAAGGATTTTTCCCGGCAAAGCAGTTTCAATGATACCTAATTTTTTCTTGATGTTACGAGCAGTAAATGCACTCATTTGATTATTCCTTTAGTTATTTGTTTCAATTGTTTCTTTGGCAGGTAGAACGAACAAGAAGTTTTGGGCTGCTTGTGTTACCTCCGTTTTATCTTTGGCTACGACCCCTGCACGATTAAGGAAGTCTTGAATAGCTGATAATTTGATTTTAGCTCCGGGTTCTGTAGGCTCTTGTATAATACTGAGCAAACCCATAATAGCTTTAGGGGCATACATAGTCAAAGCATTATCACATCTAGTAATAAGCTCACTATTAACCCGCTTCATAATTTTAGTAAGGGGATAGTCTTTAGCATACCCGGCCATTAATTTAGCCTCATTTGGGTGTCTAATTTTATCTCCATCGAAGAGATATTCTAAAAATAAGTCTTCCTGTGGTGTTAGCTCTCTATCAGTAGCCATTATTCATTACCTCTATTATACCACATTTTTAACCATTTGTCAAGTACTTGCTTAACATTTCTTAACTTTTCTGCAAAATACTTTTTCCATGTCCAGTAAATAGTACCTAAAACAAGGTTATAAGGCACGCTTAACACTGCTAAAGTACAATATCCCCTATCACATAAGTGCATAGCAAGACTAAAATCAGCATATAACTTCAATTGCCAGCTACGAGTAGAGTACAATCGGTCATGTTCACGGCATAAATCACCAATTTTTAAGTCGAACCATGCCTGTAATCCAAATAATTTAGGAACAGTACAGGACATTACTCAACCGATAACACAATAGAACTAAAAGCAGGGGCAAAGGCACTGTCAATTTGTTCCGAAGCTTCCCGTTTTAATTGGAAAAGAGCTTGTTCTTTAACCATAATACCAACCCAAACACGTACGACTTCTTCAGCAGTCTCAGGATTATCAATTAATTCGCCTTCTGCGTCATAAATCTGGGCAGTCCAACCCTGTGAACGAGCACAAGCCTCAATTCCAGCCATTAAAGGCTGTTCTTCACCTGTAAATATCAATTTTTTAGTTATACTAGCCATTAGCTTCTCTCTTGTTAATTTCTATGTTAATTAAAGGTACTTCAGAAGCTAATTGTCGTATCTCAGCTTGAAGTTGTCTTATAGTTTCACCACGAGCTTCTTGGTCTCGCATACGTTTGTATACTTCTGCCATCAATTCAGTGACAGACATAGCTTTTAAGGATGCTTCAAACGGATTTACGGGAGCTTCAGCAATAGGAGCAGTAGCTTTATACTCTTGAAGGCCATTTGCACCACCTTCAATGAATGCCTTAAGCTGTTCTTTATCTAAATAACCCGGCTGAACCCATTTATGCTTACCTGCATCGAAAATAACAATAGTAGGAGCAGATTTAAAGCCTAAACGTCCAATTTTATAGGGAACATTCTCCATTTTGCACTTAACAAAAGTAATTTCAGGATATTCCTTAGCCGCTTCTTCAAATACTGGCACCATTTTAACGCACCAAGGGCAATTATCCTTCCAGAAATCGACAATGATGGGAACACCAGTAGCAATAAGTGTTTCTAATTCCAGTTTATTTAGTTCT